CTTATTGGCGGGTTGTCTGCTGCTCTTACTGGCACTTTACGTGCTCTTATGGATGCTGCTCATATCAACAACAGTCAGACGATGCTTAAGCTCAAAGGTGGACGCATTGGTGGCCAGTCTGACAGAATTGAACCCACTCAAGTAATTGAGATTGAAGGAGCACCCGGTGTTGATGACGTTCGCAAGATTGCGATGCCAATGCCATTCAATCCTCCATCACAGACATTGTTTAATCTGTTAGGTTGGTTGACTGACGCAGCAAAAGGTGTGGTTACCACATCTGAAGAAAAGATTGCTGATGCTAATGCCAACACCCCAGTTGGTACAACGCAGGCTCTGATCGAGCAAGGCGCTAAAGTATTCTCAGCCATTCATGGTCGCCTGCATCGTAGCCAAGCTAAATCGCTTAAGATCATCTCACGTATCAATCACTGGTACTTGGAAGAGATGGACAACGAGTCTGGTGAACAGATCCGTGTTCGTGATTTCGCATACAACGACGACGTTCGTCCTGTATCTGATCCTAACATTTTTTCTGAGACCCAGCGTTTAGCACAGACCCAAGCTATCATGCAGATGGCTGCTGGTGCACCTCCCGGTATGTTTGATATGCGTTCGATTTATCATCGCATGTTAAACCAGCTTAAGGTACCTAACATTGAACAGATTCTGCCAAACCCACAGGGTGCGAACGAATCCAACCCAGCACTTGAGAACGTATCCATGACTATGGGTCGTCCAGCTGCTGCGTACCCCGACCAAGATCACATTGCACACATTAAAATACATTTAGAATATGCGAATAATCCTGCCTATGGCGGCAATCCAGTTATTGGCCCTGTTTTTGCTCCTCATGCTCTTGAGCATATCAAACAACATTTAACATTGCACTACTTGCAATCGATGCGCGCTTACGTAGCACAAGCTGCAGGCGGCAGAGATGTGTTAGATCTGCATCAAGAAAAACCATTGGATATCGAGTCACAGCAAGCACTTGCTTTGGCATCAAACATGGTTGACGAAGACGCAAAAGTAAACTTGTCACAGTACGTACAACAAATTGGCGCGTTGGCCCAGAAGGTAGCACAAGCCCAGCAAGCTCAACAGCAAGCTGCCGCTGCTGCTGATCCAACCGCACAAGTATTGCTCAAGACACAGATGGCTGAGACTCAGCGCAAATCGCAAGAAGCTCAGATGCAAATGCAATTTGACGCACAACGTCAACAGCAAGAGTACCAGATCAAGATTGCACAATTGCAACAGAAGGTTACTGAGTTGCAAGCTAAGTACAGCACACAGACTAGCATCGACAATCAAAAGAACGCAACCAATATTGCGATGGCAAACATTAACAACGCCGCAAGAGAACGCGTTGCGCAGATTACCGCTGGTGCCCAGTTTGATACAACCCAGATGCAGTTAGAGCATGAACAAGATCTGTCTGCTATGCAGGCAATCCAAACTGCCGAGCAAGATATTCGCCAACATGGTATTCGCACACAGCAGCAGGCATTCGAGCAGCAAGCCCAGCAAGTTCAGGCTCAAGCTCAGGCACAGCAGCAGGCCGCGTTACAGGCACAACAGCATCAACAAGCGCTGCAGCAAGCAGCACAACAACACCAGCAACAACTGGTTCAGCAACAAGTAGCAGCACAACCACAACAACCACCCACTGAGGAACAGCAATAATGGCAAAAGATGAATTAGGTTTTCGTCAAACCTACAAGCAAATGGGCGTACAAAGCTCTGGCGGCGGCCCCGGCGAAAAAACCATCGATAAAGGCGCTTCTGGCTCCCATCGTGACAACAACTGGAAAATTGGCGCTAGTCAAGCTAAGTTGACCAAGTCACAAAAAGTTGGACCAGATAAGAACCTGAATGAAATCGGTGGCGGTAATTTCTATTAATTTAGGGCGGATTCCTTCATAGGCTTGCATTAGTAAGATTATGAAGGACATTTTATCTGAAATCATACAGCGCGTACGCGCTGAGCAAACAAAATTAGCGGACACCCTCACCGCTGGCGTGAATGTCAACACATTTGACGACTACCAACGATTAGTCGGCCGATATGATGGGTTCAAAGACACATTAGACATCATTAATGAAATTTTGAGGGAAGACGACGAAGAAGATCTGTAGAGATCGCAGGAGGCAGCCGAATGGCAGCATTTGATGTTAACCAACAAGACGAACCAGATACACGGTCGGAAATAGAATGTTTCCCGATTATTGATCCGGGCGTCGAAGTAGCAGGTGATCGAGTACTTGTGCAGTTGCGCAGGGAAAAGACCACAAGTAAAGGCGGAATCATCCTTGTGGATGAAACCAAACAAACGTTACGTTTTAACGAAACAGTAGCTAAGGTGGTGCAGGTTGGACCACTGGCATATCGTAATTTAGACGAAAACTTGTCATATTGGGTCGAAGGCCCATGGTGCAAAGAAGGCGATCTAGTACGTACCATCAAATATGGTGGTGACCGTTTTGTTATTAACCCAGATGATGGTGGGGCCCCAGTGGTTTTCATCACATTACAGGCACGTGAAATCATTTCTCGCATTAAGAATTTTGAATATGCGCAGAAAATGAAGGCGTTTGTAGACTAATTTTGAAAGAAAATTATGGCAGAAAATGAAAAAGATGTTCCTGTAAAGGAACTTGAAGACGGTTCAGCCGTTGCAAAGGTTAAATTACCAAAAGAATTTGAACCTGAGGTACAAGAAAAGGTCGAAGTAGCTGCAGAGTCGGAAGATGAGCACGACGAAGACCATGAAGACGACCACGAAGAAGAAAATAGTGGTGAATCTGATGAAGAACGTGAAAAAATCCGTGAAGCTCGCCGCGAAGAGCGCAGATTAAAGAAAGATCTGAAGAGACAACGTGAAATTTCCGCTAAAAACAAGATTAATTCACTTGAAAAGCGTAACGAAGAGTTAGCAAGACGCTTAGCATCACTGGAAAATGGCGCACAATCACTGCGTATTGCCCAGATTGACAAGACTTTGGAAGATGAAGCAACAAAAGTCGAGTACGCTAAGATGAAAATGCTACAAGCAGCCCAACAAGGCGATGCTGCAGCTCAAGTGGAGTACTTGGAACAGTTAACAGACGCTAAACAACGTTTGCAACAGATTCAGCATTACAAAAAACAACAAATCGAGGCTGCTAAGGCGCCAAAACAAAACGTTCCTAACCCAATTAGCACTGAAGTACAAGAAAATGCTACTCGTTGGTTAAAAAAGAACGATTGGTTTGACCCACAGGCTCGAGATACAGATAGTAGAATTGCCAAAGTAATAGATCAGGAGCTCGCAGCCGATGGATGGGATCCAGCGGACCCAGAATATTGGGATGAGCTCGATAATCGTTTACAAAGCCGACTCCCACATCGATATCAATCGACAAAGAGCGAAAAACCCAGCAAACGCTCAGCTGGCCCTACTGCTTCAAGCAGATCAGAGTCACCAGCAATGAGTAAAAACACAATTACGTTAAGTCGTGAGCGTGTTCAAGCAATTAAAGACGCTGGTGCGTGGGATGATGTAAATAAACGAAATAAAATGATCCGGGCATACGCAACGTATGACCGCCAAAATAGAGGATAAACAAAATGGCAAACCCAAGAATTAAACGTGACTTAGAAGATCGCATGGCTGATCGAGTCCAAGAAGTATTAGAGCGCTCTACAACAGCGTCTCCTGATGATATCGCACGTCGCGAACGCCTTGATGCGTTCAGAGACAAGTGGGCAAATAGTGCACTGCCCGACATTCCCGCGGGCACAATCCCCGGGTTCCACTTGTGCTGGTTGTCAACAACCAACACATACGACAGTATCGACAAACGTATCGCATTGGGCTATGAGCCAGTGAAAGCCGAGGAATTAGGAACAGGCTTTGGAACGCTGGGCAAGATGAGTTCGGGCAAGTTTGAAGGCTGTGTAAGTTGCAATGAGATGATTCTTTTCAAGTTACCAGAAGACATCTACCAAGAAGTAATGA